GTACGCACTCACACTGAAAAGTATGGATTTAAACGTCCTTGGTTAAGTGTTGATCTTGATAATAAAATAAGAAGTAAGTTTCCTGGTTGGAATAAAGGTGGTGCTCCACTAAGATCTAAACCTTTAATGCAATCACAAGAAATAACACAAGAAGCAGTAGGCGAATTTGCAGAACCATTATATACACTACAAGACGAATTAGGTCTTGAAGACAATATTTTAGTTGATGAATTAGCACGTTGGATGGACGGACAAGACATATCAGAATTTGTTGATACTTTCCGTAGACACCACGATATGAATCACCCAGGTGAAGATGGTGATTATGGCGAAGATGATGCAAACTTTGAATCCACTTCAATGGCAGATGCTGCATATGATACAGGGCAATTAAGTGATTGTTGTGGCGCAGCACCAGATGGCGAAATTGACGATGACGGATTGGCGAGATGCGGTGCATGCCAAGACTATTCAACATTTTCTCCTGTAGAAGAATCAATTAAAGAAGCACAAAGTCCAGCACAGAAGGCAGCATTTGCGAAAATGTTAGCCGCTAAGAATGGCGACAAACCAGTAGATGAAGCAAAAGCAAAACCAGATTTTGCTGATATTGACGGTGATGGCGATGAAAAAGAAACAATGAAAAAAGCCGCCAAAGATAAAAAATTAAAAGAAGAAGAATTAACTGAAGATTGCTCATGTGGTCATGGATCAGGTTGCGATTGTGGTCCAGATTGTGGTTGCGGTTGTAATGCAGTTAATGAACAAAAAATAGAGGAGGCTCCAACTATGGATACTACAAAATTAATTACATTAATGAAAAATGCAGGCTTGAGTGAAGAAGCAATTGAAGAAAAAATTAATGAATGGGCAAACAGTCCAGAAGATGCAAGTGAAACAGAAGCAACGTCACATGGCGAAGCATATGATTTTGCACAAAATGTAAATACAAGTCTTAAAAAGTATTTAGATGCACAAGACATGAAAGTCGGTATCACAGAGCATACAGTTGAAGAAATCACAGAAGCCTACAAAGAAAGCAAAAATAAAGTTTAATAAACATTAAATATTTAAGAATACAGCGTGATATTACACGCTGTTTTCATCTATAAATAGTAATATGAGTACAGCAGATACTAAATTAACAAAAACAGCATATAAGAAAGAAAACTTCACCAAAGAAGAATTAACTGAATTGGCTCTATGTGCTAAAGACCCTAAATATTTTTTGATTAATCATTGCTACATTCAACACCCTACAAGGGGACGAATGAGATTCACATTGTATGATTATCAAGAAGACCTAGTTGACGTATATCATAATAATCGATACAGTATTAGTATGTTAGCACGTCAGACAGGTAAATCCACGTGTGCCGCAGGATATTTGTTGTGGTATGCTATGTTTGTACCTGATTCAGTGGTTTTAGTTGCAGCCCATAAGTATAGCGGAGCTCAAGAGATTATGCAACGTGTACGATTTGCATATGAAACTCTACCAGACCATATTAGAGCAGGTGTTACAAGTTATAATAAAGGTAGTTTAGAATTTGATAACGGTTCACGTATTATTGCACAAGCAACAACCGAAAATACTGGACGTGGTCTTTCCATCTCACTTGCATACTTAGACGAGTTTGCATTTGTACGTCCAAATGTAGCAAAAGAATTTTGGACTTCGTTATCTCCAACATTAAGTACAGGCGGTAAATGTATTATTACAAGTACGCCAAACCAAGATGATGATCAGTTCGCACAAATTTGGAATGAAGCAAATAAAAATGTTGATGACTATGGTAATGAAACTGATGTTGGTAGAAATGGCTTCGCCTCTTTCTTAGCAAATTGGACAGTACATCCTGATAGAGATGAAGACTGGGCAAGAGAAGAGCAAGGAAAAATTGGTGAACAAAGGTTTAGACGAGAACATAATTGTGAATTTATTGCTTATGATGAAACACTTGTTGACAGTATAAAATTAGCAAGTATGGAAAGTCGTGATGCATATGCTAAACAAGGAGAGGTTCGTTGGTATAAGCCAATCGCCGCAGGTAATATATACTTAGTTGGATTAGATCCAAGTTTAGGTACTGGTGGTGATAATGCGGCTATACAAGTATATGAACTTCCTGGCATGAAACAAGTTGCTGAATGGCAACATAATAGAACGCCAGTACAACAACAAGTAAAAATATTACAACAAATATGCAAGTATATAGATGACGAAGCAAAACAAAAAAGTGAAATATATTATAGTATGGAAAATAATACGTTAGGCGAAGCGGCCCTAGTTACTGTACAAGAACTTGGTGAAGAGTTTATACCAGGTACATTTATAAGTGAAAGTAAAGCACATGGAAATGCAAAAGTACATAGACGAGGCTTTACAACTACACACAAAAGTAAAATAGCCGCATGTGCAAAGTTAAAATACTGGATTGAAACTGATAAATTAGAAATAGCAAGTACTAACTTATTACGCGAATTAAAAACATTTATTGCAAAAGGAAATAGTTACTCAGCAAAAGAAGGTGAAAAGGATGACTTAGTTATGGCGGTGGTTCTTGTTATTCGTATTGCACTAGAAATCACAAAATATGAAGAGGCAGCGTTTGAGTATTTAAATTCAGCGAGCCCAGATGATGATGATTGGGATGAGCCAATGCCAATGAGTTTTTTGTAATATTTGTATAAATACATATATGGAAGAATTAGCAAACCAAATTTTCGATATTCTTAAAGGTGCAAACTATAAATTACGTTTGTTCACTGAAAGTGGTATCAAAACAATTAATCCTAACGAAGCAACACGTTTTTATGCGTATGATCAGGGATTAATGGTATCTATGAATATGAATGAAGGTCAACTTGAAGTAACAGCTCAAGCAAGTGACAGTTATGACATAACTAAAAATGATGAATTACTAAAAACAATCAAAGTTGCAACACATAAACATTTAGGTGAGTATACAGTACGTAAATTTAATAAAAAAATAACACCAAAAGATTTTAGTCACCAAAGTGTTGAGCCTGTTGTTGAAGGATTTAGCAAAGCATACGGAACTATTAAAACAAGTTACGTACAAAGTCCAAATGCAAAACTTATTATTAAGCATACTGAAGGTGTTAATGAAGAAAAACGTGGCTCAAGAAGTAGAAATATTCATAAGTTGTTTATAGAAAATAAACAAGGTGAAAAGTTTGCATTTCCATACAAATACATAGGTGGCGCAAGAGCAATGACAATGCATGTCAATGAAGGCGGTACTCCATACGATAGTAAAGGTAAAGCAATTTTGTCCATATGTGAAGACATGGCAGAATTAACAAATTTTGTTAAGCATACAAGAGCAAATAAATTAGTTACTGAAGATAATCAAAATATTATTGATATTGTTCGCAATAGATTAGTTGAGCATAGAAACATTATTAAGTCATTGTCAACTTTAAAAGGATATAACAAATTTGAAGGCACCCAAACAGTATTAGAAGAAATTTCAGAAGAACAGACGATTGATATAACAGCAAGTTTTGAATTAGAGGAGGTGGTAATCGAAACTATGCAATTAATGATACAAAAAGTAAATCGTGTTGTTACTGAAGCAAGTATTGAGCAAGAAAGATTTGACTCTTATATAAAACAGTTGTATAATATTATAAAAGTAGGAAAACTTGATGTCGCAATTGATAAAGATGCATATGATAATCCAAATAACTTAGATCCAATAAAGTTTAGTGGTGATCATGGTGCGATAGACAAATTAGGTGTAATGCTAACATATATAGCAGGACACACAACAAACACAGAATTAGAAGATTTGCTAATTCAAATGAGCGGAGAAATCCAGCACATGAGTCCAGAACATATAAGGGTTATGTCAAAATTTGCTATGTTGGCAATGAATATGACAGGAACAGATGGACAAACCGCAGATCTAAATGAATCAATAGTTCAAGATTTAATTCTTGAATTACGTAAGAAAATTGCTTGACAGTAAGCAAGAAACGTAGTATACTGTATATACCAATAAAGGCAAAGGTACTAAGAATACCAAAAACAAAAATAGGACAAGGATTGTCTTATTACTAATAAAGGCTAACAAAGGCAAATATAGGAGAATATAAATGACAACTTTAGCAGAAATACGAGCAAAATTGCTCGAGCAAGAAACCGCGCAAAGCGGAGGCAACAGACGATCAGGTGGTGGTGACAATATAGTATTTCCACATTGGTCAATCGACGAAAACACAAGCGCAACACTTCGCTTTTTACCAGACGCAGACGAAACTAACACATACTTTTGGAAAGAACGCCAAATGATTAAGTTAGAATTTCCTGGCGTTAAAGGACAAGATGAAAACAAATCAGTATTGGTACAAGTACCATGTGTTGAGATGTGGAAAGAGCAATGTCCGGTACATGCGGAAATACGTCCTTGGTTTAAAGATCCTTCAATGGAAGATATGGCACGTAAATATTGGAAAAAGCGTTCATACATCTTTCAAGGTTTTGTAACACAAACAGAGATGACAGAAGAAAACGCACCAGAAAGTCCAATTAGACGTTTTGTTATATCACCTCAAATTTATAAAATTATTAGTGCGGCACTCATGGATCCAGAATTTCCAGAAATTCCAACGGATTATGAGCAAGGCACAGACTTTAAAATTACTAAAGGTAAAAAAGGTCAATATGCTGATTATGGAACAAGTAATTGGGCAAGACGTGAGCGTAGTTTGAATCAAGAAGAACGTGATGCAATTGGAACTCATGGCTTATATAACTTAAATGACTTTTTACCTAAGAAACCAGATGCAGCACATTTGAATGCAATTCATCAAATGTTTGAAGCATCAGTTGACGGTCAATTGTATGATCCAGAACGTTTTGCTGGTTTTTACCGCCCTTGGGGTGTAGATGCACCTAATACTGGTCCTCGTACTACAACAGATAGTACGGTTGTACCGCCTATTGTGGCAACACCAGAGGCAACAGCACCAGTGGCAGCACCTGTAACAGCACCTGCACCAGAAATGGAAACAGTTGCTGCGGCAGCTCCAGAGAGCAAACCGGCTAATGCGCAAGACATTCTTGCAATGATCCGTGAACGTAAAGACAGCGAGTAAATAACATTATTCAAGGGAGGCAAGTAATTGTCTCCCAGTCACAAATTCTTTGGAGATAAATTATGGCAAGACCATTTGATGTAAGCAAATTCCGTAAAAGTATAACTAAAGCGGTACCCGGCTTGAGTGTTGGGTTTAATGATCCAGATACATGGATCTCAACAGGTAATTATACCCTTAATAAATTAATCAGTGATGATTTTAATAAAGGTGTACCTCTTGGAAAAGTAACAGTATTAGCAGGAGAATCCGGTTCAGGTAAATCATATATCGCTGCAGGTAACATTGTAAAGGCAGCACAAGAGCAAGGTATTTTCGTTATTTTAATTGATAGTGAAAACGCACTTGATGAAAAGTGGCTACACGCACTTGAGGTAGATACAAGTGAAGATAAGTTACTTAAATTAAATATGAGCATGATAGATGACGTTGCTAAAACAATTAGTGACTTTATGAAAGACTATAAAGCAGAATATTTTGATAAAGATGAAGCAGATCGTCCTAAAGTATTATTTGTAGTTGACTCGTTAGGTATGCTATTAACACCAACAGACGTAGCACAATTTGAAAAGGGTGACATGAAAGGTGATTTGGGTCGTAAGCCTAAAGCACTTACTTCATTAGTTCGTAATACAGTTAATATGTTTGGACAATACAATGTAGGCTTAATGGCTACAAATCACACGTATGCATCACAAGATATGTTTGACCCAGATGATAGAATCTCAGGCGGGCAAGGCTTTATCTATGCAAGTAGTATTGTTATTGCAATGCGTAAACTAAAACTTAAAGTAGATGCTGATGGAAATAAAACTAGCCAAGTACATGGTATTAGAGCAGCGTGTAAAGTAATGAAAACACGTTATGCAAAGCCATTTGAAAGTGTACAAGTAGAAATTCCATATGAAACAGGAATGAGTCCATATAGTGGATTAACAGACTTTTTTGAAGCAAAAGGAGTTTTAAAGAAAAGTGGAAACAGTTTAGAATACATTAGTCCTGTAACAGGCGAAATAATTAAAATGTTTCGTAAGCCATGGAATGCAAATAAAGATGGTGCATTAGATGTAGTAATGGATGAATTTGATAGTCAACCAGAAAGTGTAAATGATTTAATTGTTGAAGAAGTTGACACAGAAGAATTTATTGATGCAACGAATGAATAATATAGATTCTTTCAGAAAAGACTCAATAACACCATTTCCGCATATTATAATTGATGATTTTTTTGATGAAGATTATTATCGTAAATTGGTAAATGTAATACATGAAGATACTAGTGAGCCATTACATTTACCTGACGAGCCGTGTTATCCAGATCAACAACATATAGTTGATATTTCAAAAACAACTCAAAATTCTAGTTTTTGGGAAGGCTTTATGCAAAAGATGTCTAGTGAGGCTATGTTGCAGTATTTAAAAGATGTATGTGATTTACAATATTCTATAAATAAGATCGCATACACTATACATAAAGATAAAAAAGGCTTTTGGAGAGGGCAACATAACGATATTAAATCATGGAATAAAGAAATGGTTTCGTTACAAATATATTGTCCAACAAACAATGATTTGGAACATACTGGAACATGGTTAGGTGAGGAAGGAGATGATTCCACACAGATAGAGTTTATTCCTAATAGAGCATGGATATTTAAGTCTAGTGAATATAGTATACATCGAGTAAAACCAATAGAAGAAGATACAACAGATAGAAACTCAATATTAATTAAATATTGTGTCCAAAAATAAACAAAGTGGGGAGCCATAAATGAGTAATAGTATAGATGAAGCAGATTTAGAATTTTTATTAGAGATATATGTTTCAGCGAAGCAGTATATTCCTGTTAAGGATAGAGTAAAATTTGCAGATGCATTTTTGTTACAATTAAAAGATTATGATATTGATATACAATTTAATGCAGAAGAAATAACAGGCGTAGATGAGTATCTACAAGAAGCGTTTGATACAATTATTGAACATATAGAGGAAGAAGAAGAGGAAGAGTGGTAAACAATGAGTAAATGGTATCGTAAAGTTTCAGCAAATATGGGAGAAATTGTTAACGCAATATCTCATTTTGAAAAGGAAATAGAAGAAGCACGGTACGAATGTAGTATGAAAGGCAATCTTGAAAAGCAAAGCAGAGATATGCCTGGTATAGTAGAACATAGGTTTAATCAGTTACAAGAAGCAGAAGCAATACTAGAACATCTTAATACAGAAATGCGTAGATTACGTAGTAAAACATTTCGTAAGTTCTTAGAGAGTTATAATAAGGCATTAACAAGCAGAGATGCTGAGAAGTTTGTTGATGGCGAAGATGATGTTGTAAATTTACAGTACATTATTAATGAATTTAGTTTAGTTCGTAATAGATGTATAGGCATAGTTAAAGCCTTAGAAGCAAAACAATTCCAAATTAATAATGTAGTTAAGTTACGAGCCGCCGGCTTAGATGATGTTTCATTATAGATGACTTGACAATTCCCCTTTCGTGTGTTACTATTAAATAGTAGGAACGATTCTACACACAGAAACACACACATAGGAGAAACATATGGTTTCAAATAAGAATGCGTATGAGATACGCACAGAGATACTTTCAATGGCACAAGGCTTTGTAATGTCAAAGTTTGACGATGCAAGAAATAAATGGGAAAATAGTACAGATAGACATCCAGAAACGGGTGCAATACTGTCTACAGAACATGCACCAAAGTATCCAACATCAGAAGATATACTAGCAGAAGCAAATAAGTTATATTCATTTGTCGATAGTCAGTAGACTGAAGTTCATAAACCCGGGGGAAACTTCGGGTTTTAAAAGTAAGGCATTTTAGCCACCTTTAAGATGTCTTATTAACATAGCAGTTAAAAATAAAAAATTTGCCAAAGGCTTCGCCTTTTGGGGGCGTAGTCAACTAATGTCAGAACTTTTTCAAAAAAACACTTGACAAGCAAGACGCCTTACTGTAAAATACGAAGTATATTAACTATTAAATCCTACTATGAAAATGAAAACGCAACCACCTAAGTTTGTATCAAAGAAGGAAACTGCGATAGAAGTGGGAAAATGCTCACCAGTACACATACTGGCACTTGCAATAGAAACACACGAGAAACAAGGGTTCATACGCTCTGGTGAAGGGTATACAGAGTATGGTGAGGATCATAACATTAAATCAATACATTTTGATAACAAAACAATGGTTATTCAAGATATTTTAGATGGTAAGAAACCTAGTGCTATATCATATGATAATGCCCAAACCATCATTGACAAATTTGAAGCAAAGTTTGTGATGAAAAAACTAACAACTGGGTTAAATAATTTTGAAGAAGGTGTTGTAAATTCTTTTCAATCTAAAAACAAACTTAGTATCTTTAATGTTGCTGTATTGGCAAGTATTCCAAATATGAATTTAATAGATGTAAAACGCAAAAACATTGAAGATAAACTTGACGCAGTTCGGTTTACTAGTAAACATTTTGGCGTTCCAAAAGAACGTTATGAGTTAAGTGTACTTGTTCTTGACTCCAAATACATACAAAAAAGCGCCGTGTATATGATTACTACATTGTATAACGGATCAGATATTATCAAGTTTTGGTGGAGAGATCAACCAGATATCAGTGATATAATTAATGATAAAACTATCAATATCCGAGGCACCGTCAATAAACATGAAGTTGGTCGCTTCACACATGCCCAAGAAACCTTTATGAACAGGGTAAAAATCGTACAAGATTAAAATTATTTTCAAAAATAATTGTAAGTCATTGATTTTACTACAAAAGAAAAAGCAGATTTTACTTGACAAGTAAGACGTCTTACTGTATAATACATAGTATAAATAATAAAAAGTGGGGACTTTAAATATGGCAAAGATGCAATTAAAAACAAGAAAAACAAAAGCAACCAAGTTAATTGAAGTAGTTGACGATGCGGTTGATAATCCAAACGAAACAGATGCTCAAATTATACAACGTATGCGTGAGCGTTTTGCAATTTTAGATGATATGACTCAGGCAGCAATTGATGGTGTTGTACGTGGAATGGTTGTAACAGGACCTCCAGGAGTTGGTAAATCATTTGGTGTTGAAAAAGTATTAGAAGAAAGCAGTTTATTTGATAAAATTGCTGGTAACAAGTTGCGTTATGAAGTTGTTAAAGGTGCCTCAAGCGCCATTGGTTTGTATAAAGTATTATATATGAATGCAAACAAAAACAATGTATTGGTATTAGATGATTGTGATACTGTATTACATGATGAAACTTCATTAAACTTGTTAAAGGCAGCATTAGACTCAAGTAAAAAACGTACATTGAACTGGAATACAGATAGTGCATTATTAAGACGTGAAGGAATTCCAGATAAATTTGAATTTGAAGGTAGTGTAGTTTTTATTACAAACCTAAAGTTTGATAAGGTACGTGGTAAACTTGCAGATCACTTAGCGGCAATATTGTCAAGATGTCATTATTTAGATTTAACAATGGATACTACACGTGAAAAATTATTACGTTGTAAGCAAATTGTTGCAGATGGTATGCTTGATGAATATGGATTTAGTCAACCAGAAGTTACAGAAATATTAGGATTTTTGAATGACAATCAACACAGAATGCGTGAACTTAGTTTGCGTATGGTAACAAAATTAGCAGACTTGAAAAAGAGTTTCGGAGATGAAAAATGGAAACGAACTGCTGAAGTTACATGTATGCATAGAGCGTAAATTATAAAGGAGAATTATGTCAAATCTTACTACACATATTAAATCAATTAACAAAGCCAGCAAAAAGGAAATGGATGCTAATCCAGATCTTTGGATTGGTACTATTGTAGAAGACCCTACACATTGGGCAGATTACGGCATTACTACTCCTGCTCAATTTGATCGTTACCAAGATGAACAATGTCTTTATAATGTTGTTTCTGATGAGTATTCTAAAAGTTATGCTAGAAGCATAGGCATTTCTTCAATGTCAGATAAAGAATTGCAAGATGCACTCGACGAGTTTTAAGTCAGCGCCACCCCCAAATAGAGAACCCTACTTAAAGTGGGGTTTTTTATTGACAAATCAAAGAAGATAGCGTATTATAGTTGATATGAAATGTAAAATTGTTCTTAAAGATGAAGTTAATTGTAAGATAGAAGGCTTAGATATCGAAACTCGTAGAGAATGCGAAAAAGAACTCAAGTTTTTTATGCCACATGCTTTCCATGTTCCTGCCTATAAGTTAGGCAGATGGGATGGTTGCACGAGTTACTTTACAGTTGGCGGCGTAACATATATTAATTTATTACATCGAGTCTTGCCAATTATAGTTGCAGCAGGTTATGAACCAGAAATAGATGATTTAAGAGGACATCATGATTTGTCATTTACAGAAATATCAACAACTTCATTTGCGAATCAAGTTTGGCCTGAAAAGCATCAAATGGCTGGTGAGTCTATAATGTTGCGTGACTACCAAGTTGACATTGTCAATAAGTTTTTAGAAACACCACATTGCTTACAAGAAATTGCCACAGGCGCAGGCAAAACATTAGTAACGGCAGCACTTAGTGAGCGAGTTGAAAAATATGGGCGCAGTATTGTTATTGTACCTAATAAAGATTTAGTAAGGCAAACACATGAAGATTATAAAAATCTTGGTCTTGATGTTGGTGTTTATTATGGTGATAAAAAAGAACTTGGTAAAACTCATACAATTTGCACTTGGCAAAGTTTAAACAGTATTAAGAAACGATTCAGAGATGGATTGCAAGATTTAGGGTTACAAGAGTTTGCTGAGGATGTCATATGTGTTATTGTAGATGAAGTACACCAAGCAAAGGCAGATGTTTTAAAAGAGATGTTGACTAAAGACTTTCATAATGTTCCACTAAGGTGGGGATTAACTGGAACCATTCCTAAGGCAGCGCATGAAAAGGCAAGTTTACAGGCCTGCCTTGGTGAGGTTGTAAACAAGTTGTCAACAAGCACGTTACAGGATGAAGGCATTTTAAGTAAATGCAATGTTAATATAGTACAGATGAAAGAGATAACAGAATATCATAATTATCAAAGCGAGTTAAGTTTTTTAACAACTGATACAGATCGTATGGATTATATTAGTGGATTGATTAAGAAAATATCTGAAAGTGGAAACACTCTTGTTCTTGTTGATCGTATTAAAAGTGGTAAACAAATATGTAAAAACTTACCTGAAGCAAGTTTTGTAAGTGGTGAAATGAAAACGTTAAAACGTAAAGATCACTATGATGAGATTAACGAAGGAACAAATGAAATTGTAGTAGCAACATATGGAGTTGCAGCGGTTGGTATTAATATACCACGCATATTTAATATGGTATTATTAGAACCAGGTAAAAGTTTTGTTAGAGTAATACAAAGTATTGGGCGTGGTGTAAGAAAAGCGTCAGATAAAGATCATGTAGAAATTTGGGATATTGCCAGCACGGCAAAATATAGCAAAAGACATTTGCGTGAGAGAAAGAAGTTCTACAAGGAAGCAGAGTTTCCGTATACAATTGAAAAAGTAGATTATAAATAGATAACACCAGGAGAAAAAAGTGCGTATTTTAACAGTAGAAAATACAACATACGAGTTAGACGAAATCCCAGAAACAGTTGACGATTTGAGGTACGGCGTTTTGGATTATGAAAATCCAAAGCAAGTAGATTATTATTTTATTCCTCTTATTTTTTTAGAGAGTTTTTATAGTCCAGCAGTAGTATTGCAAATAGGACCATATCAAGTAAAAGCACCTTTAGACTGGAGTATAGTAATTTGTGATGAAGAAGCAGGAGATCCTGAAGTAATAAGTTTAATGAGTTTAAATGATCGTGGGTTCCAAGCCTTCGCATTAAATCCATTGACTGGATTTAGGCCAAGTTTTTATAATGTAGATATGGTAAACATTTATACAGACGTTAAATGGCATGCGCCTAAGTTAAAATTTGGGCACTTATTAGTTGTGCCACTTAGTGATGAACCTGAAAGTGAATGTATTTTACTTGTAAAGGAAAGTTCAAAAATTCCTGAAGTATTAGATCTAAATGAAATTTGGTAAGTATGGCTAATACAACAATAAAACATGAAATGGCAGTTATTGATACTAAGAATAGATCTTGGTATGATAGCCTTAATGATGAAGAAAAGAAAAAACTAAGTCCATGGGTTTTAATGCGGTTTGCGAGTAGTGTAAAGAATAATAGTAAAGATATTGAGTTTCATTATTTAGAATGGGTAAATGAATTAGTCAATGTTCATTTTAATGTATTGAGGCATCACCCTCAGTTGCAGTTACAGTTAATGCAGGCAGTAGGTATAGGAAAACAAATGTATCATCCGTGGCTTGCACCTAGTAAAGGAGTAAAGTTGAATAAACTTGCGAAAGTGTTCAGTGACTTACATCCATCTCTTAATGATGATGAATTAGATTTAGTAATGTCGCAATATAGTAAGAAAGATGTAACAAATATGCTCGAAGAACTAGGAACTCCTAAAAAAGATATTAAAAAGTTAATTGCAGGTCTTAAATAAAAGTGCCACATGCGTTCATATATAGTCAAATTCCAATGATGGCATCAGTGTTGGGTTGGGTATTGGAACAGAGTGATAGTTATGAAAGTAATTATTTTGACTTTCGTCAAAATGGTTTTGATGAAAGAAAGAAAGGCTGTTATTTAGATCCATGGGATAATCATTCAGATGATCCAGATAATTGGTCACATTATTTCATTGAAGATGTTGAAGATAGAAATTTAGCATGTGATTTTACTTGGTTAAATGAATTCGCAAATAGTTTTAAATGCAACACTATTTTTGGATTAAGTTACGGGGGTTGGGAAAAAACTGTTTCTTGGGATAATAATAATGTAAATAAAATTGTAATTCAACCTAGTGATAAAATGTTTGATTTGTTTTGGAAAGTATATGAAAGTAGATTAATATCTCCTGTAGAATTATTAGAAAATATACAAATGCACGTACATGATCATAAACAAGATAACAAGATATACAATGAACGTATGATGAATGAAATTTATCCTAAAGCATTGGAATATGCAAATCGTGGTGAATTAGAATTTTGGCAATTACAATATTGTTTCCATCATGATGGTGTTAATGTGCCAAGTCCTGAAGAAAAAGAAAATATAAAAAATATGATTAAGCATGATATCTGCCAAGATCTAGGAGCAGAAACGGAAATCCGTTGGCAAGTTTTTTGTGATAGTGCAATAGTTATAGAAGATTTATTTAATATTGATTTAGAAGGGCTGTGCAAAGAGCTGAATATAGTGTATAATGAAAAGATTGGAATTGAATATAAGAAGTTTTTAGAATATGCAAATGACGTTATATAAGTGCGAATACTGTAATAGTGATTTTAAAAGAGAAAGTACTCTGGCAGTTCATATGTGCAGGCAAAAGCAACGCCATATGCAAGAGGGCGACCATGATGTCCAATTAGCATTCCGTACATATCAATTATTTTATAAAATAAGTACAAATAGTAAAAAAGATAAAAGTTATAGTGACTTTGCAAAAAGTCCATATTATGCGGCATTTATAAAGTTTGCAAAATATTGTATTGATGTAAAAATTGATAGTGTTGAAAACTACACAATGTGGTTAATTAGAAATGGAGTTAAGTTAGACAATTGGGCGAGTGATCAGCAGTTCAATACTTGGATAAAACGAAGGTTTAAAGAAGAAAGTGTTGATAGAGCAGTTGAAAGAAGTGTTTTGTTTATGCAACGGTGGGCAGAAGAAGAAAAATGCGACTGGGCAAATTATTTTAAAAATATACACCCAAATGTAGCAGTACTTCATATATGTGCTGGTCGTATTAGTCCTTGGATATTATATGGAAGTAACACCGCACAGGATTTGTTAGAAAGATTGAATGATGAACAAATAAAAATGGTAGTTGAGTATATAGAGCCTGAGTTTTGGCAAGTAAGAATGAAACGCAAACCAACGGACTATGATTGGGTTAAAGAAATAATGGAGAAAGCAGGGTTATGATAGTAAATACTGATATTGATATTGATGTAGCAAATAGAGATAAGTTGCTGAAGTTAATTCGCAATACTCCTGCTATGATTAATAGAGATGGGAAACAGGTTAAACATAATACTGGAGTTTACTTTCATGAAATTCCTGAAGATCCATATACTGGAATATCCACAGTAGATCATAAAACAGCAGAGAAAACAGGATATTTTAAATTAGATATTCTTAATGTTAATTTGTATGATAAAATTGAAAGTAAAGAACAACTAGATACGTTATTAGACATGGAGCCAATGTGGGATTTGCTTGAGCATAAAGATATAGTTGAAGGTATGTTTCATATTCATAGGCATTATGACATTGTTAATAAAATGAAACCACAAAGTATTGAACAACTTGCGGCAGTATTGGCAATTATACGTCCAGCAAAAAGGAATTTGTTAGGCAAGAGTTGGGATAAAGTAATGAGTGAAGTTTGGGTTAAGCCTTCAGATGATAGTTACTACTTTAAAAAAGCACACGCAACGGCTTATGCAATGGCAATTGTTGTGCAAATGAATCAAATAGTCAAAGATTTTTCTTCATAAGATTAATGCTTCTGCGTTTAATACGCCTCGTAATACTATTGCGTAATTTTACTTCAGGACCAGCAACTATATCCATTTGCTTTACATTAAAACTTTGAGTGCATTCACGAAATGGCCAGCGATTTAATAATGATAAATTAATTGGTAATTGGCGATTAGTTTCCCACCACCATTCTTCTCCAAGTTCTAAAAATAACTGTTTCTCTTCAATTGATTTTAGCCGGTCGTATATGTACATACTTGCAATATGTGTGTCGACATTTTGCATGATACCTAAATACTCTTTACCTGCGTAACTAACCACAGTTAAGAATGGATATTGGTCTAATAGCTCTTGGTATCTATGTTTCATTATATCTATTTAGTCAAGTAATATTTCACTTAATTCGCATAAATACTATAACATAAGGAATTATATTAATGAATTACAGTACAAGTTACAATATCAACCAAGCAGGTGATCTTTACACAATACAAGACCAAGCAACAACTGAAGGGTTAGCACAATATACAAGTTCACGTGGAACTACTGTTAATGCTCCTGTTAATTATAGAAATCTAAAATTGTTTAGAGGTTATGATAATGAATTTTACTTTTTTATTAAAAGTCAAGATAGAAAACCTATCGCCCTACAAGGACTCACACTAAATGCTAATTTAATTTATAGAGAAACTGGAGCGGTTGTAGTAAATAAAAAATGTGTAATTACAGATTATGAATTAGGCTGTGTTAGATTAGTTGTAAATGCAAATGATTTATCAAATGCAGATACTGGATTATATGATTTAACGGTCAGTTATACAAATGATCGCGGATTAACATTGCCATTATTTACTGATTTAAATATGCGCCCTACTTTTGCAGTTGATTGTAGTAATGACGCAGGATATATTCCTTTAACTACACAAACTGTAACTAATACCCTTAAGAACGGTGTTTATGACTATTCAGATAAATTTAATGGTCCAGCACATTACGGCAAAGCAGGTGGCTTAATTACAATAGGAGTATATGCTACTGCATTTACTGGTGATTTTTATTTACAAGGCGCAACAGTTGAAACACCTTCTGATAGTGACTGGTTCGATATAGAACTTGGAGTTTCTTATGCATATCACGACTTTACCGCATTCACAGGCATCGAGCCTTTTAGTTTTTCCTCAAATTTAAAGTACATGAGAGCCAAAATAGATAATACTGGCTCAGGAACCATTGACAAAATAGTAATTAGAGTATAGACTATATGTATGGCCTTAATTACAGAATACGTACGAACTCTGGTTCCAGTTAATTGGCGCAGTAATCCTAGCGGTTGGACTTCAGGAAACTGTCCTATGTGCATCGTTAACGGTGAAACTCGTGCAGACGCAAAAGGTCGAGGCGGATTTAAGTTTGAAGATGAGAAAGTGCAATATCACTGTTTTAATTGTGGGTATGCAACTGGGTGGAGTCCTGGTAAACGCATAAGTTACAAATTAAAAAAGATGATGTTACAGTTTGGCGCACATGAAAGTGATGTACAGCGTCTACAATTAGAATTAATGCAAGAAGACGACTTAGCAAAGATACTATCTCGTAAAGCAAAAAGAAAGGAACCTGTAGTAATTGATTGGGAAAGAATGGAATTGCCTGCAGGGTCAACTCCGTTTATGGAAGTAAATAAGCCACAAGATGAATGGACTAAGGCAGCAGACTATTTGACAACTCGTGGGTTTGATGTCGCTGATGATAGATTTATGATTACAGATTCAAAGCAACCGGCTCGTATGAATAAACGATTTATAATAGTAAGTACATATAAAGGCGTGCCAGTTGGATACACGGGCAGATGGGTTGGTGAACCACCTAAAGATATGCCTAAATATTATAATAAGCAACCACCTAAGAATTTTGTGTTTGGATTAGATAATCAAACTGCAGATAAAGAAACAGTGATTGTTAGCGAAGGACAATTAGATGCAATGGTAACAGACGGATGCTCAATAGGCAGTAATAATATAAATGATGATCAAGCAAATATTATTGATAGTTTAAAAAAGCGTGTTGTGGTGTTAGCAGACGCAGACAAGGCCGGCTTGTCAATGATAAAAACAGCAGTTGAACGCGGTTGGGAAGTTGCATTTCCAGAATGGGATGGATGCAAAGATGCCGCAGATGCGCAAATGAAGTATGGTAGATTATTTACTGTAAAAAGTATTTTAGAAAGTGCAGTACGTAATCCAACAAAAATTAAAGTAATGAGTAGGAAATATTGTAAATGAGAGATAATACAGAAGCAAGAGAATATAATTTAGAACTGCAAACATTGTTTGTTGAGTTTATTGCTCACAACAAGGATTTGTTTGTACGTGTTAACGGTATATTAGACAGCGCATATTTTGATAGAGGACTACGTAAAACAATTGAGTTCTTACAAGAACACGCGGCCGGTCATGGAGCATTACCAACAGCACAGCAAATAGAAGCAGTAACAGGAGTAAAGTTAGTAGGTGTTGGTGATAAAGTAAATGAACGACATATTGATTGGTTTATTGACGAGTTTGAGCAATTTTGTAAACAAAAAGCATTAGAAGGCGCCATATTAAAAAGTACAGACTTACTTGAAAAAGGAGAATTTGGCGCAGTTGAAAAATTAGTCAAAGATGCCGTACAACTTGGATTAACAAAGCACATGGGTACTGATTATTGGGATAATCCAGGAGAACGCATACAAAGAGTAAGAGATTCTCGTGGAGCAGCAAGTACAGGCTGGGCAACAATCGATTTTCCATTATATGGAGGATTTAATCAAGGAGAACTTAATATCTTCGCTGCAAGTTCAGGTGGTGGTAAAAGTTTATTCCTACAGAATTTAGCATTAAATTGGAGTTTATTAGGACATAATGTAGTTTATATTACACTTGAATTAAGTGAAGAACTATGTGCAATGCGACTTGATAGTATGCTTACTGGGTATTCAACAAAAGAAGTGTTTGCACAAAAAGATGATACTCATTTAAAAGTTAAAATGGAAGGAAAAAACGCAGGCTCATTGCAACTTATACAAATGCCTAATGGTATTACAGTAAATGATATAACCAGTTATATTAAAGAATATGAAGTGCAAACTAATGTTAAAGTTGATGCAGTATTGCTTGATTATCTAGATTTAATGAGTCCAGCACAAACAAAAGTAAGTGCAAGTGATTTGTTTATTAAAGATAAGTTTGTGTCAGAAGAATTACGTAACTTTGCAGTAGAAAATCAATATTTGTTTGCAACAGCATCGCAGTTAAATAGATCCGCAGTTGAAGAAGTTGAATTTGACCATAGTCATATGGCAGGCGGTATAAGTAAAGTTCATACTGCTGACAATGTAATTGGAATATTTACAAGTCAAGCAATGCGTGAGCGAGGTAGGTATCAAATACAGTTTATGAAAACACGTAGTAGTGCTGGCTTAGGACAAAAGATTGATTTAAAGTTTGATATTAAAGGATTGCGTATTACGGATTTAGATAAAGATGAGGAAGGTAGCACTACGCATCAACCTACACAAATTTATGATAAATTAAAAAAGAAAACACAATTAAAATCACAAAATAGCCTAGATGTGCCACCTGAAAAATCAGCAGTTGAGCAAACTGACCGTTTTCGTAGTATTCTTAAAAAGCAAGATTAAATAGTTTTGTGGCAATTTAGGCTAAATACATATATATAAAGTAACCTTGGAAAAATCATTATGAAAAAGAGAACTCGTAGTTTATTGGAAGAGATTAATGCAATATCTCCAGTAAAAGATAGAACACAATTATTGGAAAGTAGAGGAATTAATGCTCTTAATAGTATTATTAATCTTTTAGAAATGATTGAAACTTCATTTGATGAACCAACCGCAGCTGATTTACAAAAACGTTTATTATTAAGCATAAAAAATCGTGATAGTGATAGATTTGTTCGTGGTATTAAAAAGGTAAGAGATGATAAATGAAGATAAAAGATATATTAGCCGGTTTAAAGAAACGTAACGATCGCAATAATCGTTCTTCTCGTATTACTCAACATTCAGGCTTACATAAAATAGACATAAAAAAATTAAAAGAAGGTGCTAGAATTCAGCATTTAGAGGACCTTATTCTAGGTCTTGACGGTCCAAAAGGATACGCAGGTGGTAAAAAAGCCATTTCTGCATTACATCAAATAGAATCAAACCCAAGCACTATAACAATTAAGTGGGATGGTTCACCAGCAGTCATATTTGGCCGCGATGAAAAAGGTGAATTTATACTTACTGACAAAAGTGGCTTCGGCGCAAAGGGATATGATGGTAAAGTAAAGTCAGCAGACGGATTAGAGGGTATGTTGAAAAATCGTCCAGGGTATGAAAAAAATCCACAAGGGTACGGAGACTTTATTGGCAAGATGAAAGCAATTTGGTCTAAAGTAGAAAGTAATGTACCTGCAGACTTTAGAGGGTATGTACATGGCGATTTGCTTTGGTTCACCACTCCTCAATTAGACAAAGGAAGACTAACGTTTAAGCCTAACACAACTTTATATTCAGTTGATGCACAAAGTGATATTGGTAAAAAAATTGCAGATAGCGACGTTGGTATAGTAATTCATATGGCTATAGATTTAGATGGAAACAAAAATAACGTTGATATGAGCAGATTTCAAAGCGGTAGCACTATGATTATGCCACCTGTAACAATGACACAGTCGCCAGGCGTTGATATTCCAGCAGTAGACGATTTGGAAAAGTTTTTAAATAAACATTCAAAATCAATAGATGATTTATTAAATGTGCCTGAAGAATTAAAAATGAAGAACTTTGCAGATATTTTGTATACGTATATTAATAATAGTGTAAAAACTGGAAATTTATCTAACTTAGGTAATAACTTTATAGATTGGATTGATACTGCAAAGTTAAGTGATCAAAAGAAACAACGACTTGGCCAATGGGTTACAGATAATAAAGATGGATTTAATGCATTGTTTGGGTTTATTAACAGTATTAAATTAATAAAAAATCAAGTTATTAATAAATTAGATTCACAAAAAGCAGATATAGAAGCATCAACAGGCGGACAGCGTGGTGGTGAAGGATATGTAATTGATAAAGATGTTAAATTAGTTAATCGTGCTGGTTTTACTGCAGCTAATATGGCACAGCAACGATAAATATGTTTAAAGAGTCAAAGAAGCATTTGAATAATGTTAATATGACTTATTGGTCACACTTTATGTATGCCTCAAAGATTATATTTAAGTTAAAAAAGATAGAGTTAGCATTATTAGTACACATATTAATGCCAGCATATTTTGAGAAATATGCAACAGAGCAAATTATTGCACTTTATAAATCAATGGAGAAAGAAGAATGAGTGAAAAATTAGAATTTATACAAACACTTGGAGAGGCTCGTATGTTTAAGACACGCGACCAAATTTCACGTGAAGGCGCTCGTGTCTTAACTGATCACTTATTTGTAAGTGCATTAAGCCTGTTCGTAATGAGCAAGGATTATGATTATGCACCGCAGGCAACGGCTTACGCAGCCAGAACAGCACAATATGGTTCGTTTAATAAACCAAGTCCTGGTGGAACAGATTTATATCAAACAATTTATAGTTTACAGAATCCAGATTTTTTAACAAGTCAAAAAGATAAACTATTAATGAATAGAGTAAACATTGATGGATCAAAAATTACAAGGTTTGTTAAACAAATGAGATCAGGAAATTTAACACAACAACAAGCAAAAACATTTTTATTTAAATTAGAAAAAGATCTTGCAATTCAAGATCCTAAATTAAGAGCAGCAAGAAGATTAGTACAAGATTGGGATAGACTTAATACAACACAGCAACAGTTGGCAGCGTCACAGATTACAAGGCATTTTAAATTAAATGCTAAACGTAGTGATTTAGCACCAACGTTTAATCGTTATGTGAGAGATAAAGGCCTAGGCATCAGTGGTGCTAAGAAAGGTAGTATTGGTAAAACAATTGCACGAAAAGTTGGTGCGTTTGCAGGTGGCTATGCAATTGGTAAATCAGCACCACTTTAACCATGCTCAACACTTATGTTGGCTTCACTTTAATTGATATCACTGATTCAGGCGACAATAACCCAAAAGGGTACAGTCATCCGTACAAACAATCACAAAATTTAAACAGTTTAACACAAACATTAGCAATGAGGACACAGTTATTAGATGTCCATGTGCAGGTCTTACCAAAGCAAGATTTAAGCGACTATGATTTTGGAGATGCATACGCTGGAACACATACTGTTTGGGAAGTAACATTTTCTAGTGATATAGAAGCATGGAAACTTTATGAAGACGAGTTTTATTATGCATTACATGATGTTAACAACGTTCCTGTCGCAACTAGATTAAATGAAACAATTGAGAGTGATGATAACGCAATGATTTGTTATGGAAATACAAAAAATATGTATTTTGCCAAAACATATGTGACATCAGATGGCTAAGACGTATAAATAGTATACAAGGACATAATGATATGTCTTTATGTAAATCAGCTCAATTAAGATGCTGCTAAAAAATTGAAGAATTAAATGGCAATAAAACAATCCAGACTTGAGAGTGAAAATCTTGAAGCACATGTAGATTTGTGCGCGGCGAGGTATCGAGTGTTAGAAGATAAATTAGATAAATTAGAAACAAAGGTTGACGATTTAGTTGACGTAATTAAAGAAATGTCTGATCAGCAAACTGCAGATAAATTATCAGGAAATAAGTTGATATTTGGTGCAGCGGCAACAGTTGTTGCTGGTTTGCTATCAACAATAGTATTGTTGTTACTAAATTTAGGCGGGGGCATAGCACCTGCAGTATTAAGTGCAGTTGGTGGATAAATGAAATTTTTAAACGAATCATATAGTACTGTTATATCCGAAGCAAAAGTAATTTTTGCAAAAAGAGGAAATAAAGTAGTTAAAAAGTTTCGTTGCCTAGTTGGTAAACGTAAAGGCAGGATTGTAGGAAGTCCAAAGCAATGTAATGCTCCACTTGATTTAAAGAAGCGTTATGTTATGCGTAGAACAAGAGCAGCCAAAGGCGCTCGTATGATGAAAAAAGCACAACGAGTAAAAAGAACAAATCCAGCAAGTAAAATTGTTAGATCACTAAATAAGAATAGAAGATAATGGAAATACAAAATAATTCACTAATTGATTCAGTTATAGATTATGCCAATGTAAAATTTGGTATTGAGATAACTGCTGATCAACTAAAACAACAGTTTTCAGAATTAAATTTTAGCGATACAATGAAACTTATCAATATAATTAAAAATGAAGATGATGAAGAGTTTTCAAAGATGGTAGATTTAAATATAGGCGAAAGTGGTTATGGAACAGCAGCAACACATCATAGTCAAAGCGCCGCAACTGATCGCAAAGGCGAGACGGGGTTTGCCCAACAAAATAGACAAAATAAAGCCAATTCAGTACAAAAAGGCGGCGGCACAACTCGAACAGTTGCTGGTTCAAACAAGCAATCAACAGGATCTAGACAATCAAAAGATCCAGATGACCAACACAGACAATCAAATTCAAATCAAGCATCTCAAAATTCAGCAGAGATAAATAGATTAAAGCAACTTCTTAGTAGGAGATAGAAATGAAATTAATAGAATGTCCTGGTGGTATTGGCGTATTCATAACAAACCAAGAACATAAACTTTGGGAAACACTTGCTGAAGAGCATTGTAGTAAAGATTTATCTGAAAAAGATCAGTATATTGCTCAAGGTTTAGTAAGTAAAGGTGTAGCAAAACGAATAATGAAAGATGGTAAAAAATATTTTTCACGAATCATAGGTAGCCTATAATGTCAAACGAAAAAAGAAAAGCAAAGAACTTAATACAGTCAGCATTAGACCAATTAACCAATGAAAATATATTTGGTATAGGAAAGTTTAATGTAATATTGGAAAAAGAAACAATTGGACAATACAAGAAAACATATTACACAGTTGTTGAAAATAGCAAAGTGTTGTATGGTCACTTAGCATTGTTTGAGAGTGCAACTGCAATTATTAAAAATCATCTAATGAAGAAAAATTCTATTGAAAGTGATAATGCTGAAATTGTCAAACTTGATGAGCAATATAATAATTATTTAAACGAAGCAGCCAATCATAAACAAAGAATGAACGAAAGCAACGATTCATTCCAAATAAACGTCGCAGCAGCAAAGCATGGTGAAGCGATTCGCAAAATGAAAACTATTAAAGGAACGATTAAGGACAAGTTTTAATATGCGTCCTTTTTACCTGCTTCCTAGAAACAACAGGCCAGCAATTTCAGATAAACATAGATTACTTACTTACAATGAATTTGTAAACGAAGTTCTCGATTGTAAACAAATACTAATTGACAACGGCTATACTAAACATCACAGAATTGCTATTCAAGGAACAAATAGAGTTGAAACTTGGATATGGATGGTGGCAGCCTCATTTGATGGTAGTGGTACAACACTTCCATGGAAAGCATCTGAATACACAGAAGATGCAAGATTAAAAAAGAACAATGCCAACGCAGTAGTTAGATTAAACAAAGATGGTACATTAAAATCAATTGATCACATACATTTTGAAAAGTCCACTACACAAGAAAAAGAGTATATGTGTCAGTACTCATCAGGCACAACCAATAAGTATGGCATTCCGTCATGTTATAGTGGGGTGTACGAATTAGATGAAAGTAATTGGGGTGGCGACGGGCGCCAGGCAATATCATATAGACTTAAAGGTAACCCAGACTTTGCATTACCAGAAACTAACAGATTTTTAAATATTATGCAACCGTACATTCCGTGGTCACAAGACCTTACATATCATACATTAATGATGGGTGGATGGGTACACGTTATCCAAGATCCTAGTGAATATGATAGTGCTTGTGAATACCAAAAACCTACATGGATAATTGGGTTCCCATTATCGTTACAAAAGGTAATGGATGCAAATAAAGGCTCATTTAAAATAAATACGGTAGAGTTTACTGGGGGAATTGTAACTAGTGAACAACAAGAAGCATGGCAGAAATTTTATAACCCAGACCAATATATGAATGTATATGGCGAAGGCTCAGTTGGCACGTACATGGTTAACTTTGCTAAGAAAGGTGAAGATATTAGACATGTTGGTAAGCAAGTTGATTGGCATATATTGTCAGGCGGCGAAGTTCGTATTGGTGATAAAGGTACAGTTGAAGTACGTGGATTAAATACGCCAAACGGTGAATGGTGGGATTCAGATGATTTAGCCGAAATCACACCAGAAGGAAATTATAACATTATTGGCCGTGCCAATGAAGTAATTATTAGTAGAGGTGGAGCAAATATTTTTCCGTATGAGATAGCAGAATATATCGGAAAGCATGAAAAAGTTAACGATTGTTATTTGTATAAAATAAATGTTGATGATGAACGAGGTGAAATGCCAGGATGTGTTTATTCTGGAAATGTTAGTCCAGAGCACTTTTATAATTATACAAAAAATAAAGTCGAAGGCTACCAAGTACCAATTAAATTTACCAGAGTAAAAGACACAATGCCAAAATTATTACAAAGCAAAGGTGATAAGTTTCAAGCACCAAAGATAAATTTATTCTTTATGAATGAAACTCTACAAGAAAATAGTGAATGGATTGTTGACGAGTATGAAACATAATATATATCTAGCACAATTTAGTTGTGTATTAGAGCCAGGTAAGCAGATGTTTATGCCATATGCAGTCGCTTCAGTATGGAGTTACGCACAAACACACACCGACATCAAAGAAAAATATGAATTAAAGGAAATATTCTTTGAGACAATAGATCCAGATGAGGTTGTTGCTAGTCTTGATAATCCAAAAGTATTTGCGTTCGGTTGTTATATTGTAAATGCCAATTATACTGATGTCTTAGTACAGAAAGTTAAAGAGAAATATCCCAAATGTTTAATAATTTATGGTGGACCTCATATACCCATAACTGCTAATGATAAGTGGTGGAGCGAACATCCATATGTAGATGTTGTCATACATTATGAAGGTGAAAAAAAGTTCACTAAAGTTCTTCAATCTAAAACCAAAGAAGAAATGTCAATGATACCTAATGTAAGTGTTAACTTTGATGGTGACTGGACATTTAACTTAGATACTAAGTCAGTTGGAAAAGACCGCATAAGCGACCTATCAATAATACCATCGCCATATCGATTAGGTTTATTTCCTAATCCAACGCCAAATCTCATACCAATAATGGAAACTACAAGAGGTTGTCCATATGCCTGCACATTTTGTGATTTAGGTGCAGTTAATCATAATAAAGTTTATAAAACAGAATTAAGCAGAGTACAAGATGACCTTGATTGGCTTGTTGAGAATAAGATGGGAACTTATTTTATTGTTGATAATAACTTTGGATTATTCAAAGACAGAGATAACACTATTGTTGATATGATTATAGCAAGTAAGAAGAAGCATGGATATCCAAAGAGTTTTTTTATTAATTGGGCAAAAAATCACAAATCTGATTTTATTAATATGGCAAAAAAGTTATATGATGCTGATATATTGCAATCTCTATGCTTGAGTTTACAAACTAGAAATACTGAAGTGCTTTCAATCGTTAAGCGTGGAGGATTTGGCATTAATGACCTTGATTTTTATATTGATAAATGTAAAGATATAGATTTACCTTATAGTACAGAGTTAATAATAGGTAACCCAGGCGAGACAGTTAAAAGTTGGAAAGAAGGATATATAGAAGTTGTTCGCAAAGAAGTAGCATGTGATATATATGCGGTCGCAGTATTACCTGCATCCGAATTAGCATCAGAAGAAAGTAGAAAGAAATTTGAATTAGAAACAGAATTTGTCTATTTTCCTGGAGTTGCTAATCCTAAATTTCGTCCAGTTAAAGAATATATGGAACAAATTGTATCAACTAAATGGATGAACAGAGATGAAATGCGAGATACAGTTAAATGGACGTGGTGTACTAGGCTCGGACATGAGTTTAATTTTACACGAGAACTTGCGAATTATTGTGAAACTCATAATATTATAGACTTGCCAGGTTTCTACGATAAGTTTTGCGAATACATAGAAAACAGCAATGGAATATTAAACGATTATTACAAGAAAGTTTGTTTATTTAGAACTGATAGATATGAATATACACTTGCGTTAAAATATATAGCATTTAAAGATTCTTTAAGTCTGCGAGATAGAGCCCTTGTTAAAGAAGATATTAAATCTTTTTCTTCTCAATTTGACATTCCTGATGGATTACTAGAATACAATGATGCCAGTATGTTTAGAGGAGATGTGCGGTATCCATGGAGAATAAAGTTTAATTATGACTTTGTAAATGATGTAGATGAAGAAGTAGAAATTGAGTTTACTGAAACAGGTATGGGCAGAGCGACATCTTTAAGAGATAATATAATGCAGGGTTCGAACGCTGTTAGTGACGATTTTAAATATAAACAGAAAATGGTATGTACCAGAACAGATGGAAAAGTAGTTGATTAAAGAGACCACAAAAGATAACATATATCTGGCACAATTTAGTTTGTCTATAATGCCTGGCAATTTAATGTTTATGCCGTATGCAGCCGCTTCAGTATGGAGTTACGCACAGACGCATGATGACATTAAAGAAAAATATAACTGTAAAGAAATATTTTTTGAAAAAGTACAACCAGATGAGGTTGTTGCTAGTCTTGTTAATCCTAAAATATTTGCATTTGGGTGTTATGTTTGGAATTGTAACTACACTGATGTTGTAGCAAAGAAAGTTAAAGAAAAATATCCTGATTGTTTGATAGTATATGGCGGTCCACATTTACCACTAGACCCTCCAGGTTCAGTCACAACTAAAATGTCACCGGCAGATCATAATGGCGCTGAACACGGAGATTGGTGGGATAAACACGATTATGTTGATGTTACTATATATTACGAAGGCGAGAAACGTTTTACTAAAATCTTACAATGCTCATCTAAAGAAGAAATGTCAATGATACCTAATGTATCTGTTAATCTTGATAGTGGATGGACTTGGAATTTAGACTACACCGCAGTTGGAAAAGATAGAATAAAAGATTTATCATTAATTCCTTCACCATACTTATTAGGATTATTTCCTAATGTACAACCGAATCATATACCAATAATGGAAACAACTAGAGGGTGTCCTTATGCGTGTACATTTTGTGACTTAGGTGCGTTAAACCATAATAAAGTTTATAAAACAGAATTAAGCAGAGTACAAGAAGAATTAGATTGGCTTGTTGAGAATAAATTGGGAAGTTTCTATTACGTTGATAATAACTTTGGATTATTTAAAGAACGAGATGACACAATTGTTGATATGGTTATTGCAAGTAAGAAGAAACATGGATATCCAAAAAGTTTCTTTGTTAACTGGGCAAAAAATCATAAATCAGAATTTATTAAGATGGCAAAAAAATTGTATGATGCAGATGTATTGCAGTCTTTATGTTTGAGCATACAGAGTAGACACGAACCATCTTTAGAATTAGTTAAACGTGCAACAATGGATGTTTCAAAAGATTTCTTATTTTATATCGATACATGTAAAGAAATGGATCTGCCGTATAGTACAGAAATGATGTTAGGTAATCCAGGAGAAACAGTCCACACTTGGAAAGATGGTTATCTAGATGTTGTTAGGTCTGGCGTATCTTGTGACATATATGCAGTTGCATTATTACCTGGAGCCGAATTAGCCTCAGAAGAAAGTAGAAAGAAATTTGAATTAGAACATGAATTGGTTCAATTTCCTGGTGTTGCCAACCCTAAATATCGTCCAGTTAGAGAATATATGGAACAAGTTGTATCAACTAAATGGATGAACAGAGATGAAATGCGAGAAATGTTTGCATGGACGTGGTGTACTAGATTAGGACACGAGTTTAACTTTACACGAGAACTTGCGAATTATTGTGAAACACATGATATTATAGACCTTCTTGGTTTTTATAATAAGTTTCATGAATATATAGCAAATAGTGATGGTGTATTAAATCAATATTATAAAGACCATTTATTATTTAGAACTGATAGATATGAATATACACTTGCGTTAAAAAACATAGGATTTAGAGATTCTTTGGGCATAGATGATAGAGACCGTGTTAAAGAAGATATAAACGTGTTTGCTTCTCAATTTGATATTCCTACTGATTTAATAGAATTTAATGATGCCAGTATGTTTAGAGGAGATGTAAGTTATCCTTGGAGAGTAAAATTTGACTATGACTTTGTAAATGATGTAGATGAAGAAGTAGAAATTGAGTTTACTGAAACAGGTATGGGCAGAGCGACATCAACGAGGGATAATTTGGTCCAAGGAAGTAGTGAAATTGATGAAGAATATAAATATAGGAAGAAAATGGCATGCACAAGAACAGATGGCAAAGTAGTGAGTTCTTAATAGAACTCCCACAAATAGAATATAATCCTGGAGACTTTTTAGATTTTATAGACAATTATGAATTTGATAATTACACAAGTGCATATGGCACAGCCACTCCCCTGGATGTATGCTATGATCCTATGTTATTAGAGGAGCCAATAGTACAACATTATCTTAATGTTTTTAAAGATTTTGACATAAGAATGGACTATAATCCACACGACAATGGCACTGGATTAAATGGATTTTGTTTATCAAGGAGTAATATGAAAGAGCAAGGATTAGCACGTCATATTGATGCCAGCCGCCCAACATGTATAACATTCCCACTAACATTCCCACAATCAATAAATTTCTATGAATCTAAAGAGTCTGATATATTGGATGTATATGAGTATACCCCAACTATAATAATTCTTAATTCAGGAAGTAAATGGCATTCAGTTAGCAAGTCATCGGAACCTAGGCTTCAGTTTCAGTTTGATTGTTATAATTCGTGGGACGAGGTTCACGAGTTAATAAATACATTAAATAAAGTGTAAACAAAATAGCGTTTAAGCATAAATACATTATAATAGATATTATTAGCGAGGATAAATTATGGTATTAGATCAATTACAAGAAAGAAAACTTGTAAAAATTAAAAAAGCACTATCAGAAGTGTTTAAATTAGATTTTAATTTCAATGCAGAAGTTGAGAAATTAGAGAACGTACAATCGTCTACAAAAAAACTGATTACTAAACTTGAAGAAAACGGAGTTGAAGTAACTGATAGATACTATCAAAAATTATTGTTAGTAACAGAAGGTTTAAAGATGGCTATTAAAGAAGCAAAAAAACAAAAGGATAATACAGTGAAAGAAAATAAAACTATTAAAGAATCAGATGTTGATTTAGATTCGGCTGAGGTATTACTTGCAGCGAAGCAAATGGCAGATGACTTACAAAAAATGGCTGAAAATTTAGCCAGTATGCAAGTAGAAGATTTGATGTCAATTACTAACGCAATGAAAGAAGAAGTTGGTATGGCAGAAGCAGAAGCATTTTCGGCTAGTGCCGAAGCGGCAATTGGCGCAGCTCTTGACTCTGTTAAGTCAGCAAATGATCAAGTAAATAACGCAGTATTAGTAGCGCAAGGCGGAACAATTGAAACAGATATGGATATGGACATGGCAGTTGAACCTGCAATGGATATGGATATGGATGCGGATATTGATGTTGTAGACGATGAGTTTGCAGGCGCAGATGCGGCAGATATTACAACAGATGAAACTGGACGTGAATTTAAAGAAGATGCATATGTTCAAGCAATTCGCATGGTTAAAGAGGCGCAAGATCAAGGCAAAGTAAGCAAAGAATTGTTGAAAAAAGCCTTCGCAGTACTAAGCACCGAGAAGTAAAATGCGTTACGCTGATTTAGTTACAGAAAATCTAGATATAAAAGATGCTGTACTTGACTTATTAACTGCTATGGCAGGAGAAGGAGTTGAGCAAATTAGTATAGATTCACTTGTAAAAGAATTATCAGCACAAGAAGTTGACGTAGACGCCCACGCATTATTTGATCTTTTAGGAACTCTCGCAATTGTACGAAATGTTAAAGATAATGTAGTATATTTCAATGCAGATAGTGACCAAAGTCATTATCAAGAATTAAAAGTTGATCCAGAGAAACAGGATAAAACTATTGATAAATTAGCACGTAAAAAAATTAATAAAGAGATATAATATGATAGGATTAAACGCATCACAGGCCAGAGCACAAAGTCAACAAGATATGATTATCTATGATGAAGTGCAAGCCATAATGAAAGCAGTTATAACAGCAAGTGGCTCAGGATTATACGAAACAACAGTTAACGATACCACTACAATGACTGAATCAACACCATCACAATCTATTACAGGATCTGCACTTAACCCAACAATAACTGTTGGTGAAACTTTAATCTTTAATAGCACAACAGTAACATTAGGAACATCAGGAACGAGCATAAATGCAGTTGTTTCTGACATTAATGATGCGGCAATAACTGGATTAGTTGCAAGTAAATCAGCCAATTATTTAAAACTTGACTATACTGCACCTGCAGGGTTAACATGGACCCATGATATAGGTGCTGGAACAGCCAATACTGGACTTGGATTAACTGCTGGAGTAGTTACAATGACAGCTCCAACAAGTACATCATATTATACTGCATGGCAAGGAACATCCGTTGATCGTGCCAAAGGTTTGCAAATGGATGAAGTTATCAAACACTTTGGTAATTTAGGATATAAATTAGAAAGAACAATAAACACAGTTACTGGTACCACTTTAAAATGGTACATTTATTGGTAATCAAATGAAAAAAGTAGCCTTTATTGGCGATTCAGTCACAAGTTATTCCCAAACCGGCCAAAACACAAATCATTGGTCTTATCTATTAGCAGAAAAATACCCCCAACACACTTATAGAAATTATGGTCTAGGAGGCAGAGGACCAGATTATTTTCAATGGGCGTTATTAGATGCCAAAATTTGGGGAGCATCTGTTGTATTTTTAGGAAATACATATAGTTCACGAAGTAGTTTATTAATTGATTCTCCTGGTCATGAAGAGTTGTCGAATTTTGATTGGCATTCATCTGATACCCCAATGGATAATTATAAATATCTCCTGCCTGGTTTTTCTCATATATGGGCAAGTAGAGGCACGCCTAACTTGTCAGTGCAAGGGTATAAAGATCCAACACAAGTACCTAAAAGTTTGCAAAATTTTACAAATGAATATAATGTAATGTCAGCAATGAGCTCAACACGTGATATCTATGAACAATTATGGTATGAGAATGCTGAAAAATTATATGACTTTGAGTATTTTCATTTTTTGGATTTTAATAAAATTAGAAAATTAATCGATGGCCCAGGTTATCCTCATAACATCCAATATCATATTAGTGATAAAGATAGTCATTGGAATAAAGAAGGTAATATTGTTGTTTTTGAAAAATATATCTTTACAGAAAAAGTTAGATCTAGTCTTGACAATTAAGTAAAAATCAAGTATACTAATAGTATGCTTGAAATACATTCACCCTACAAATATACAGAACTTACACGTACTTCAGTCAATGGGAAAAGGCTATATGAGAATCCTTTTGGCGAACCAGTACCTAGTGTAACTACCATATTGGGTGCCACTCAACCAGTAGAAAAACGCCTTGCGTTAGCAAATTGGAGAAAAAGAGTTGGTACAGAAGAAGCAGCTCGTATCACCAAAACTGCGGCCGGCAGAGGTACGATTATGCATAATATCTTAGAACAATATGTGTTGGGTAATACCGAGTATAATCCTGGTAATAATATAGTACACCGAGAAGCGAAAGCCATGGCCAATGTCATTATTGAAAACATAGAGCCCCATATTGATGAAATTTGGGGGACAGAAGTTATGTTATGCCATCCAGGATTATATGCCGGAACCACAGATCTTGTAGGAGTATGGAAAGGAAAACAAACCATAATGGATTTCAAGCAGACAAATAAACCAAAGAAACGTGAATGGATTGATGATTACTTTATGCAAGGTGCCGCATACGCATTGGCGCATAATGAGTTATATGAAACAAACATTGAGAGCATTGCTATTTTTATGTGCAGTGGAGACTGTCAATGGCAATTATTTGAGTGCGAAAAAGATGAATTTCCATTATGGGAGTTTGCATGGGCCAAACGATTAGAAAAATATTATGGTTTAGCATGATATTGGTACGTTAGCATAAATACTTAAAACGTAATAATAACTCATTATTGCACAATGAAGCACATCCGAAACACTATGGTACATTAGGCCATAATATAATAAAAATTAAAAAAAGGCAAATAGTGGAAATAACAGTACTAAAACGTGACGGTATCAAAGAAGAATTAGATTTAGAGAAAATGCACAAAGTTGTAATTTTTGCATGTGATGGCATAACAGGGGTGAGTGCTAGTGAAGTAGAACTTAAAAGTCACATTAGTTTCTTCCCCGGTATCACCACTAACGAAATCCAAGAGACCTTAATTAAGGCCGCTGCTGATTTAATTAGCGATGAAACGCCAAATTATCAATGGGTTGCGGGTCGCCTAATTAATTATCATTTGCGTAAGCAAGTATACGGACATTTTGATCCACATCCACTATCAGTAGTCATCAATACAAATATTGAACTTGGTCTTTATGATCCTGAGATTCTTACTCTATATACCGCAGAAGAAATTGATCAGTTAGACAAGTGGCTAAAGCATGAGAAAGACGAGAATATTTCCTATGTTGGAATGGAGCAATTTCGTGGAAAGTATTTAATACAAAATAGACATTCTGGTCATATATATGAAACACCTCAAATTGCATATATGATGATCGCCGCAACTTTATTCGGCAAATATCCACCAGAAACACGTATGAAATATGTAAGAGATTTTTACGAGGCAACCAGTAATTTTGATATTAGTTTGCCTACACCTATTATGGCAGGTGTTAGGTCTCCGCAACGACAATTTAGTTCTTGCGTACTTATTGAAACAGATGATAGTTTGGACAGTATTAGTGCAACGTCGTCAGCAATTGTAAAGTACGTAAGTCAAAAAGCAGGCATTGGGTTAGGTGCAGGAAATATCCGTGCTGTTGGATCTAAAATTAGAAACGGTGATGCTACACATACAGGTGTTATTCCATTCTACAAAATGTTTCAGGCAGCAGTAAAATCCTGCTCTCAAGGCGGAGTAAGAGGCGGAGCAGCAACATTATATTATCCTGTATGGCATTTAGAAGTAGAAGAGATGTTAGTGTTAAAAAATAACAAAGGTACTGAAGACAACCGTATTCGACACTTAGATTACGGGGTTCAGTTTAATAAACTAATGTATGAAAGACTCATCCAAGGTGGTGATGTTACATTGTTTAGTCCTAGTGATGTTCCTGGGTTGTATGATGCGTTTTTTAGTGATCAAGATTTATTTAAAGAACTGTATGAAAAAGCAGAAAGAAATACCAAAATTCGTAAAAAAACTATGCCTGCAATAGAGTTGTTTAGTGCATTTATAGAAGAACGTAAACAAACAGGTCGCATATATTTAATGAATGTAGATAATGCTAATACACATGGAGCATTTATTGAAAAAGACGCACCAATACGTCAAAGTAACTTATGTTGTGAAATTAATTTGCCAACCAAACCTTTGACGCATCTTCATGATGAAGAAGGCGAAATTAGTCTGTGTACATTGGCTGCGATTAATTGGGGCAACATTAAAACACCCTTTCATTTCCAAAACGTTTGTAATTTAGCAGTTAGGGCCTTAGATGAGTTATTAGACTATCAAGATTATCCAGTCGTTGCAGCCCATTTAAGTACTATGAAAAGACGCCCACTTGGCGTTGGAATTATTAATTTTGCATATTGGTTAGCAAAGCACGATACAACGTATCAAAACCCAGATTTGAGACTCATTGATGAGTGGGCAGAAGCGTGGAGTTATTACTTAATTAAAGCAAGTGCAGATTTGGCACTTGAAAAAGGAGCAATGTCTGGCAACATGGAAACAAAATATGGACATGGAATTACGCCTAATATGACTTATAAAAAAGAATTAGATGAGTTAATACCACACAAAGAAAGAATGCCTTGGAAAAGTTTACGTAAGCAACTTAAAAGGACAGGAATTAGAAATAGTACATTAATGGCACTTATGCCAGCAGAAACATCAGCACAGATTAGTAATAGTACAAATGGTATTGAACCACCACGTGCATTGGTAAGTATCAAGCAAAGTAAACACGGTGTACTTAAACAAGTAGTACCAGAATTTAGGTCGTTACAGAAGAAATATGATTTATTATGGGATCAAGAATCTCCAGAAGGGTATTTAAAAATAGTATCTGTATTACAAAAATATATAGATCAAGGTATATCAGTAAATACAAGTTATAATCCACAATTTTTTGAAGATGAAAAAATTCCACTAAGTTTAATGCTCCAACATATGCTAATGTTTTATAAATATGGTGGTAAGCAACTGTATTATTTTAATACGTATGATGGACAAGGCGAGTTAGAACTAACTGATGAAGTTGAACTTAAAGCCGGTGCACTTGATGATGAAGATTGTGAAAGTTGTACAATTTAACAAATAGAGAAAATAGAAAATAATGACAGTACTTAATGTAAAATCAAATAAATCACACACCGAAACAAAGGCATTCTTAGATGTGCCATTGGGAACTCAACGATACGACACATTAAAATATAAACAATTTGATAAATTAACAGAAAAACAACTTGGTTTCTTTTGGTTGCCACAAGAAATTGATTGCAATAAAGACAACAGCGATTTTAAAGAACTTACAATACATGAACAACATATTTTTACAAGCAATTTAAAAAGGCAAATTGTTTTAGATAGTGTGCAAGGGCGTTCACCTAATTTAGCATTATTACCGTTAGTAACAATACCTGAACTTGAAGGATGGATTGAAACATGGTCATTTAGTGAGTTAATTCATAGTAGGAGTTATACCCATATTATTCGTAATGTTTATAGTCAACCAAGTAAAGTGTTTGATGATATGAATAATGTCGAAGAAATTATGGAGTGTGCTGTTGATATAAGTAAATATTATGACGACTTAATTGAGTATACACAATATTACAAAGTGTTTGGTCCAGGTAAGCATACGATTCCAGGAAACAAATTGGGCAAAAGAGAAAATTATAAAGTTAATATAACACAGTATGAATTAAAGAAAAAGTTATGGTTATGCCTTAATAGTATAAACATTTTAGAAGGCATCAGATTTTACGTATCATTTGCGTGTAGTTGGGCATTTGCTGAACTCAAAAAAATGGAAGGCAACGCAAAAATTATAAAATTTATTGCAAGGGACGAAAACTTGCACTTAGCAAGTACTCAATACCTGTTATCAAAAGTGTTACCAAAAGACGACAAGGATTTTGTTAAAATAGCAAAAGAATGTAATGATGAAGTAACACAAATGTTTGTAGATGCAGTTGAACAAGAGAAGCAATGGGCTAAATACTTATTTAAAGACGGCTCAATGATTGGCTTGAATACAGAGTTATTGAGTGATTATATAGAGTGGATATGTTGTAAGCGTATGACATCGTTAAGTATGAAATGTCCATACGTAACACCACAAGCAAACCCATTACCGTGGACGCAAAAATGGATATCAGGTGGCGAAGTTCAAGTAGCACCGCAAGAAACAGAGATATCTAGTTATGTAACTGGCGGAGTTAACAAAGACGTATCAAAAGATACATTTAAAGGATTTAGTTTATGAAAATAGAAGTATACTCAAAAGATAATTGCTCGTATTGTACCAGAGCAAAAGGATTATTAGATAGAATGTCGTTACCATATGAAGTAAAAGAATTAAATATTGATTTCACAAGAGAACAGTTATTTGAACTGGCTCCAGCAGCCCGTACATATCCTCAAATTTTTATTGATGGCAAGCCAATTGGCGGTTATGATGCGTTAACTGATTATGTTAATGATAATTTTATGGATTGTTAAGGAAATATCATGCCAGGCGTAGCACGTATAGATGACACGATTGACACAGGCCATCTCTGTCATATAACGTCAACAATCATAGGCCCAACTGGCGCCACAGCAAAAGTATATGTAAACAATCGAGCCGTAGAGTGTAAAGGTAACCCTGTTGCCGCCCATGACATTATGTCAGGAATTGTTTGTGTTCCACATTCAGCAGTTATTAATGTTGGATCACCAACTGTATTTGTTGGCAATATTGAAGTAGCAAGATTAACAGATTCAGTTGATTCAGGAAATATAACATCTGCCTCAACAAATGTTATAGCAAATGGCTAAATTCTTATTGACAAGATATTAAATTTAGTGTATTATATAACTATAATTTAAATAAAGGAGTTATATGATTATAGAAACACAATACGAATCTGGCGATACAGTCAGTATCAAATTATCAAGTGGCGAGGAAATGGTCGCACGATTTGATAAACAAGATGAAACAGTCACAGTAGTTAAAAAACCATTAATGCTTATTCCAACACCAGATGGTAAAATGGGATTAGCACCATTTATGTTTACTGTTGATCAAAATTCAAAATTTACAATACTAAGTAATAATATAATTTGTATTGTTAAAACAGAAAAGGCTGCGGCAGATTTATATGTCGCAAATACATCACAAATCGTCACTTCATAGGAGTATTATGCCAGTTGAATGGATGAGTAAAAAATTAAGAGATAGTTACGATAATGGATTTGATAATACCGACGGCCAAAAAGAGATATTTGGTACATGGCCAACTTATGAAGAAGATATAAATCAAGGCAGATGGTTGGCACCAGTTAAAACCGCCGCATATGTTATTCATAATTTTAATCCAGATGTTGAAGTTGGTGATATTGCGTGTGGCACAGGCTTAGTTGGTAAACATTTACGACCAGCATTTTATGATAATGTGGACGGATATGATATTACAGTTGAGTTTTTACAAGTTGCTAAAGAGTTTTATCGAGATACTGCTTATAATGATATCTGTGCAGACCCATTACCAAAAAAATATGATGTAATTACTGCGAGTGGATGTTTTGCTCCAGGACATATGAGTGCAAAACCAAGTAAAAATATTGCAGACAGTTTAAAAGAAAATGGAGTGTTTGTTATGACCAATCCAAGTTTTAAGGCGCATGGCCATGCATTATTAGGATCAGATTATTCATATCTTGAAGAAGGTGGATGGAACGCACAAACAGACTTAACTATGATTTACGAGTCAGAACCATATCCAAGTTTACAACATAACGGCCATCAACATTATCATAGAATTAGAGCATATAAAAGGAGTCAAGATGTCTAAACAAATAGATTTAAATGCCTACATGGATTTTGTAAAACAAGTTACAAGTAACGAAAGCAACAATACGGATGCCTTAAGAGCGCAGTTAGAAAAACTTGAAGCAGAGACAGGTGTTAATATGGCAGCATTATTGACAGGATCCATTGGTATGGCATCTGAAGGTGGTGAATTTAGTGAAATTGTTAAGAAATGTATATTTCAAGGCAAACCTTTGGAAGAAGCAACAATATTTCATGCAAAACGAGAATTAGGTGATATTATATGGTATTGGATCACTTGTTGCAGAGCGTTAGGCTTAGATCCTAATGATGTTATAGCAGAAAACGTACATAAATTAGAATCACGTTACCCAGGTGGTGACTTTAATGTATTTTATAGCGAAAATCGTAAAGACGGCGATCTTTAACTTATTTTGCAAAAAAGTAAGGTATTTTACTTGACAAACTCTATCTTACCGTGTATACTAGTATTATGCTATCAAAAATAGTATTTGTTTAATTTTAATTTTATTATAGAGAGAAAAAATGAGAGCCCAATTATATAAGGATGGCATTTTAAGAATTAATGCTAAAATTGAAATTCCAATGTCACATCACGATGTGTCGGAATATCTAATCGCTTCTATTGAAAACAAAAATCAAACTTTAGAAGAAATTCAGAAGTTGAATAAGCGAGAATTGTTACGAGCCGCAAAGAGAGAAATATATGACTGTGGAGTAAAAGCACCACGATCAAAAGACTTACAAGAGAGCGTTGATATGGAAACATCCGTAATTATAAAAAATTACGTGAAAAACATGTTTCCTGAACTAGTTTAAAGGAGAAAATATGAAATATTTTATAACAATAGTAGCAAGTATGTTTATGTTTGTCACAGTTGCACATGGAACAGAAGTCAGAAAAGGAAGTCCCGAAATAGTTGAAGGGTTGTTAACACATTCCTATTCAACATTAGAGATACAACATAGACAAAATAATAGAGTATGTCAAGATGTTGATGTTCCTGTTTACAGTACTGACGATAAAGCAGGCGAAATTGCCATTGGCGCAATACTAGGTGGTATTATTGGTAAGCAAGTAGGTGATGATGATGGTGCAACGGCACTAGGCGCCTGGCTTGGTGGAGCAATTGCCAACGAAAATGCAGAGAAAAATAAAACAATTATTGGATACAAACGAACAACCATTTGTGAAGATAATCCTACGTATGTAACGGAAATTAGAAGAGTGTATGAACATAGTACAATTACATTTACTGATAGACACGGACAAACATACGATATCAGATTTATTAGACAAGACAACTAAGAGGCGCCCTAATGTATAATTATAAAGCAACACTAATTAAAGTTGTTGATGGGGATACCATTGATGCTGATATCGATTTAGGATTCAAAGTTCACATGAAAGCAAGAGTTAGACTTATGGGGATAGATACTCCAGAATCTAGAACAAGAAATCTTAAAGAAAAAACGTGGGGGTTGGCAGCCAAAAAGAGAGTACAAGAATTATTAGTTGATGGCAAATTCATACTTAACACAGAATTACAGAAAAAAGGAAAGTTTGGTCGTATATTAGGAAATGTTATAATTCCAGACGACTTTACCTGGGAAGGTCTTAATTTAAATGAAATTCTAATGGAAGAAAAACTTGCCATACCGTATGACGGCAGTAATAAAGACGAAGCAAGAGAAAAACACGGAGTTACTGAATTATGGAATACAGAGTATAAGGAGCCAGAATGAGTGGGACGGTTAGTTTATGGACTTGTTCAGAATGTGGGAATGAAGAAGGAATGCAGGAGTATTTTAATGATACTGAAACTGGATACATTCTTGAATGCACTAAAGGGTGTGGCTATTTACAAATTTTAAGAGAAGATAGAGTTACTGGAAAAGTAATTCAGCAGTATGAAGGCTATGCAAAGTATGATACTGTTGCTGCTGAATAAATATAACGAAGAGCCGAAGTAGCACAGTTGGTAGTGCAACTGATTTGTAATCAGTAGGTCGCCAGTTCGAGTCCGGCCTTCGGCACCACTTAAAGTGGGGGATTAGCTCAGATGGGAGAGCGCCTGGTTTGCATCCAGGAGGTCACCAGTTCGATCCTGGTATCCTCCACCATTAATTGCACACATAAACATAAATATGACTATGGAGAATAGTAATCGCAATCCTATAATCGTCATTAATGTTAATATGGCGTCAAAAGGTCATCAAATTGGTAGATTAATTGCAACGTGTGATAATGTTTTATGGTATAATCATAAAGATAATGGTGAACATCCGTGGTTGCCGTGTGATAGTATATTAAATTCAGAATTAAATAAGTTTCATTTTGATAGGCGATTTTCTGACTCAACTACAATCCCCCCTGTATTAGATTATGCTCGACGTAGTGGTCTGCCAGAAAAGCCAATATTATCATATGATAAATGCCAAGATGGACAACATCTTTTGTATCTTACTCATAGTAATTTAGACGAATCTCGAAACTATTTTAAAGGAAAGCATTTAGTCGTGTTAAACAAAGACTCAGTAAGATTTATGGAGACTTCGTGGAATTTTAGAGTTGGTAAAACAAAAAAACTAATTAGTGAGTTATATACTGAAGAAGAAGTTGAGACATTGTTAAGTAGTACCTTAGAAAATTATAGAGAACATATGAATTCAGATGATTTCGTTATAGGTTCAATTGATGATTTACTTGATGAAGATTACTTTAATATTTTATGTGAACGATTTGATTTAATTTTTAACGAAAATGAATATAATAAAGTGGTTGAGTTTTTAAGAAAATAAAAATAGGATAAAGAATAATGTTTGAAGACAGAATATACGAGATAAAAGAAATTACTTATGACCGAAAAAGATTAGAAGATTTCTATGAAAGGGTAAAACACCTAGCAGTAGACTATTCAGCAATTAGAAATAGAGCAACTTATGGTTTATTCAGTTCTATAAAATTAGATTTTGATGATGAATTTGAAGGTAAAGAATTCCTTGATTATCCAGAAATATCAGAATTGGTAGAACTATTCAATCCAAAAAAACAGCCTATTGAAAATGGAAATATAGCAATAACAGTTTATTCACCTCATTTTC